ACATAATAGAATTTGGAAACGAAATAAATAATATGAAAATAGAAACAGTAAAAATAAGCGCAGTAAAAAGCAACCCAAATAACCCAAGAATTATTAAAGATGACAAATTTAAAAAACTTGTTACATCAATAAAAGAATTTCCACAAATGTTGGATATAAGACCAATAGTGGTTAATGATGAAATGATAGTTCTTGGTGGCAACATGAGATTAAAAGCATGTATTGAAGCAGGTTTAAAAGAAGTAGCAATAATAAAAGCAAGTGAATTGACACCAGAGCAACAGAATGAATTTATAATAAAGGACAATGTAGGCTTTGGTGAATGGAATTGGGATGACTTGGCTAACAGTTGGGACACCGAGCAATTAACTGAATGGGGATTAGACATACCTAACTTCGAGGTAACTAATTTAGAAGCAGAAGAAGATGACTTTGAAGCACCTGAGGGAGGCATTGAAACGGACATTGTTATTGGTGACTTGTTTGAAATTGGGGAACATCGGTTGCTTTGTGGGGATAGCACGGATAGCGAACAAGTGGCAAAGCTAATGAACGGACAGAAGGCTGATATGTTATTTACAGACCCACCATACAATGTAGATTTTAAAGGTCAAGAATTATCAAACACAACCAAAGACGGGATTGAAATATTAGGGCATAAAGGAGCAAATGCAAAGCACGATAAGATTAAAAACGATTCAATGCCTGATAATGAATTTATTGAATTTATGAAGGAAGTTTTGTCAAATGTTAATTTATTTAATAAAGGTGCTTGGTATTTTAGTTTTTGCGATTTGAAATTAGATTTATTATTAACCCCTTTAAAAGAAATGGGTTTTAGTTGGAAGTCAATTATTATTTGGAAAAAAAATCAAGCAACTTTAAGTGGCAAAGATTACAAAAGCAGATATGAACCAATAGTTTACGGATGCCCTGAAAATTCATTTTATGGAGAAAGATACAAGCAAGAAGATATTTGGGAATTTCAAAGGACATTAAAAAATGATTTACACCCTACAATGAAACCTATTCCTTTAATTGAGAATGCTTTAAATAATTCAAGCAAACAAGGAATGAGTGTTTTAGATTTATTTTTAGGTTCTGGTTCTACAATGGTTGCTTCACATCAATTAAAAAGGAAGTGTTACGGAATGGAACTTGACCCTAAATACTGCCAAGTAATAATAGACAGAATGAAAAAGTTAGACCCTACACTTGAAATAAAACGAAATGGCATACGACAAGACTAAAATATTTGAACAAGCAAAAGAAGCAATAGTAAAACATAAACTATTCTTTGTTGAAGACATAGTTGCATTCATACCAATAGGCAAAACAACTTTTTATGAATACTTCACAATTGACTCGAACGAATTGAACGAGCTAAAAGGATTATTAGAAATAAATCGCACAACTCTAAAGGTATCAATGCGTTCTAAATGGTACACATCAAATGCACCTGCTTTACAAATGGCATTAATGAAATTAATTGCAACACCTGAAGAACTTAAAAAGCTATCAATGACATTTGTTGAAAGTGAAAACACAAACAGAAATGAAAACTTTGATATAAGCAAACTATATGATAGCAAGGCACAAACCGATTTGGAATCAACTGAATAATGATACTCGTTACTTTATTGTAACAGGTGGCAGGGGTTCGGGTAAGTCTTTTGAGATAGGTAGGTTCGCATCACTCTTATCGTATGAACGTGGGCATAGAATACTATTTACAAGGCAAACCATGACAAGTGCGCACCTATCTATTATTCCTGAATTTCAAGAAAAAATTGAACTGCTAAATTTAGAACACGATTTTGAAATATTAAAAAGCGAAATAAAAAATAAGCAGTCAGGTAGTGAAATATTATTTAAAGGTATAAAAACATCAAGCGGTGACCAGACTGCAAACTTAAAATCATTGCAGGGGGTTACAACATGGATATTGGATGAAGCAGAAGAATTAGTTGATGAAAAAACATTTGATAAAATAAACCTATCAATAAGGCAAAAGGGTAAAAAGAATAGAATAATATTAATCTTAAATCCTGCAACCAAAGAACATTGGATATACAAGAAGTTTTTTGAAGAGAGGGGGGTAATAGAGGGTTATACTGGCATACATCAAGACGCAACATATATTCATACTACCTACATAAATAACCTTGAAAACCTTGATGAATCATTCTTAAATGAAATTGAACGAATAAGAGAGGTCAACCCTGCCAAATACAAACACATAGTATTGGGTGGTTGGGTAAACAAAGCAGAGGGAGTAGTATTTACTAATTGGACATTTGGAGAATTTAACCCACACGGATTACAAACTTCATTCGGATTGGATTTTGGTTTCAGTATTGACCCTGATGCATTGAGTGAAGTAGCTATTGACAAAGTACGAAAGATAATATACGTTAAAGAACACCTATACTCAAATGGTTTAAAAACCCACGTATTAAGCGGTATATTGAAAGATAGAACACAAGGCAAGGTAATCATAGCAGATAGTGCAGAAGACCGTTTAATAGCAGATTTAAAGCATGCAGGTATAAACATACGAGCAGTAAAGAAAGGAACTATTGAAAGTGGTATAATACGAATGCAAAACTACAATATCATAGTAGAGCCAAATAGCCACAATATAGCAAAAGAATTAAACAACTATGTGTATGCAGACAAAGCAAGCCACATGTATATTGACAATTGGAATCACATGATAGATTCAATTAGGTATAACGTAATATTCCAACTTGATAACCCAAGTGCAGGTAGATACGCAACAATGAAAATTTAGCAAAAAAGTAAAAAATTTATATATTAAAGAGAATGAAGTTTGAAAAAATTACCATTAGTCAGTTTATTAAATGCAAAACTATTGCAGAACTTGAAACCGACCCATTGAACCGAAACATTAAATTGTTAGCTGAATTAACTAACAAAACTTTTGATGAAATAGAATCAATGCCAATTGAAGACTTAACGAAATCATTAAAAGCATTTAGTGAAATAGAAAACCTAAATCCAAATGCAAAGGTAAAAATGGATTTCAAAGTTAAGGGTAGAAGGTTTAAATGTATTTGGCAAACTCAAAAGTTAAAAGCAGCACAGTACATTGATGCAACTTCTTTCTGCAAAGATGAGGCGAACATAATAAACAATATTCACAATATACTTGCAGCAATATGTGTTGAAAAAAATTGGTATAGTAAGGTAAAAAAATACGATGGTGCGAATCATAAAGAGGTTGCAGACTTGTTTTTAAACCACATGAAAATTGAGCAGGCATATCCTATCATGCTTTTTTTTTGCAAGTTTTACAAGGAATTAGCAGACAATATCCTAATCTATTTGGAATCGGAAGCGGAGAAAGCACTGGCGAAAGTGAAGCCAATACTGGACAAACATTCGAAACTAAATGGGGTTGGATAGTAGCAATAAACAACCTTGCAAACAATGATAGAAGTAAGTGGGAATACTTTGAAGATATGAACATAATAGAGTTCTTAAACACATTAGTATTTTATAAGGATAAAAGTGAAGATGATAAAATAAAATGGCAAGCGCAGCAACGAACATAGGCAATAAGTATGGCAGTTCATTAGATACCTTTACAAAGGATTTAAAGAGTGGTGTTGATGCTGTGTTCTTAAAGTGGGCTGAAGATTCTATTTTAATAATGCGAAAGATTATAACAAGCAAGGCACGAACAAAGCAAGCGAGTACGTTAGCATCTGATTTGTACCCTAATGTAATTGATAATGGAATACAAATAGTTACTACTCAAAATTATTGGGAATTCGTAGATGAGGGTGTAAAGGGTGTATTCAATAAAAGCAAAGCACCAAATAGCAGATTCAGTTTTAAAAACTTGGGAGTGCCAAAGGATATGCTAAATAGTTTTAAGCAATACATAGCACGAACAGGAAGTAAGGGATTAAGAAAACAAACTTTAATCCGTAAGAATAAAAAGAAACAAGCAGACTTAATCACAAAGGAAGCAATGAGTATGGCAGTAGCAACTAAAATTGGAGGTATAAAACCAATGAACTATGTCGAACCTGCGGTAGGTGCTAAAAGATTAAAGATGTTAAACAAAGCACTATCAAAAGAAATGGCAGTAAAAATAAAATTAGCAATTATAAAGTAATTATAAAGTAATGGCAATAACAATTATCGCAACACCAAGCGCATTTATGGCAGCATTTAATCAAGTGCCATACACAGTAAGTTCAAATCTAACTGCACAACCTAACTTTAATTTTATAGTTGATGTAAACCAAACAAGTGGCACAGCGAATCCATTAGCAAGATTAAAATACCCAGTGCAACCAAGTTCAGCACAACTAACATTTGATGTCGGCAACGTATTGCAAAACTATGTAAGCTACGATTTTAATAATGTTACAGGGGTGTTTGGAACTAATACAAATTCAAGACTTAAATACTTTGTGCAATTTAGAGAACTATATGATGTAAGTGGCATACCTACATTAAGTGGAGTATTAGCAAGTCATCCAACCACACCAAGTGCATCAAGTTATAACTTTGCAGGAAATGGAATATTTGATTTTGAAGACTACACACCAACTGCATACGATAATTTAAATGTAAGTGGGTTTGGTTACTTATCAGCAGCAGGAAGCACCGAAAGAATCGAAAGCAATCAAGAAAAGTTCTTATATTGGTTTGACCCAAATACAGCAGTTAAGTATATACAATACACAGGTGCAAATGGTAACGTAGTAACAGCAGTAACATTAACTGCAAAAGAACATTTATTCAGCATAAAAGCAGGAAAGTATGCACAAGATGTATTAATAGCAGGTGGAATATCAATCATTGATACGTACAATGTTTCATTATTAGGTGCAACAAGTAATGTATTAGCATCAAGAACTTTCAGTTTAAACACAGAATGCAGCCAATACCCAACAGTAAGACTACATTGGATGAATAAACTTGGCGGATTTGATACGTTTAACTTCAATAAGAACACTATAAATGCAATGGATATAGAACGTAAACAGTTTAAAGCACCATTGCCAATAGGTTACAGCAAACAAGATAGATTGAAAACCAACTATAACACTACAATAAACGATAAAATAAGTATTAATAGTGATTGGATAACAGAAACAGAAAGCACATTACTTGAAGAATTAGCCACAAGCCCTGTAATATATCTTGAAAGAAGCGCAACGGAATTTATAGCAGTAAACATTACCAACACAAGTTATGAAATAAAAACATTCTTAACAGATAGAAAGATGTTTAATGTAACATTTGACATAGAATATACTTACTCACGTTACAGACAATCGCTATAATGAATCAAAACAGATTAGTAATAAACCAAGTAGCAGGTGCAAACATAGTTGAGTATGAACTTGACTTGTATGATAATGTGCCTTTGCCTATTAACAAAAGTATAATTGACATTCAGAACATAGCTGAACGTAAAAGTGATTTTACTAAAACAATTACTTTGCCCGGCACTCATAACAACAATGATATTTTTAGCAATATATTTAATTTAGCACGTTCAGTTCAAAATACTAATACGTACAACTTTGCACCTGACTTTAATCCAAACTTAAAAGCAGATGCAATACTTTATAAGAATGGCATAGCTATGATTCAAGGTTACTTGCAACTAACAAATGTAAGTATAACAGATGAACAAGAAATAGAATACGAGGTAATCATAATTGGTAGAACAGCTAACTTGTTTCAAGACTTGGGAGAAAAGAAACTTAATGAACTTGATTTAAGTGCTTATGACCATACTTGGAATTACACTAACATCGCAGCAAGTTGGACACCATTAGTTACACGTGGCTATTATTATGGATTAATTGACAAAGGATTTAGTAACGACCAAAAAGGATTTTACACAATAGACCAAAAACCACAAATATTTGCAAAGGCGATAGTAGATGCAATCTTTAAAGATGCAGGTTATAGGTACAGTTCTGATTTTTTTACAACTGCTAACTTTACTAAATTAGTAGTTCCATGCACACAAGAAAAATTATTGCTATCAACACAACAAGTAACAGACAGAACTTTTAAAGGAGATAGATTAGTTGATAGTACGTATACAGTATTGCCAAGTATACCATTCACAATATTTAATGTACTTAATTTTAATAATACAGGAATTCAAAGCACACCTGCAGGATATGATAATGTAAACTATGAATTTACTTTTACTGAAGCAGGTTATTATGAAATAGGTTTCCAATTAAATATTCGTTTTGTTGAGATTTCGACAGGTGGTATTAGTAATTATTTTACAATAGATAGTGATATTAATGGTGAAATTTATAATAGTGGTTGGGGTGTAAACAATACAAGTACATTTACTTTAAATCAATATTTTCAAAGTCAATCAAGATATTTTGCAGTAGGCGAAAAAATAAAAGTAGCAATGCATAGTTCTATGGTTGGAAGTTGGCAGTATGCTTTACTTGCTGATTCATCATTTTTCTCAATACCAAGTCCAGATATTATTGTAGGTCAAACAATGAGACTTGCTAACTGTTTACCTGCTGATATAAAACAAGCAGACTTTCTTGCATCAATTATTAAGATGTTTAACTTGTATGTGTCGGTTGATACATTAGACAGCAAGAAACTAAAAATTGAAACAAGGGATGTATATTTTACAAGTGATACAGTAGACTTAACTAATAAGATTGATGTAAGCAGAGGGGTACAAGTAAAGCCATTAGGTGCAAGTAAGTATAAAGAATATACATTTGCTATGTCAGAAGATAAGGATGAGTTAAACCAAACTTACCAAAGTCAATATGTATATCCTTATGGAACAAAAGTATTACCAATAACAAATGACTTTATTACTGAAACATATAAGACAGAAGTATTATTTGCACCAACACCATTAGGAGCAGCAAGGAACAATCCAAAAGTAGTATTTAGTCAAATAATATTTAAAGATTCAAACGGAAATTCAATAGATAGCACATCAAAATTAAGGTTATTGGTAGCAGGTGGTTTAAGTGCATCAATGGGTACTAACTACTTTCATTATCTTGACCCTGATGGCACATATCATTACTTTGATTCTTATGCTTATGTCGGTCATTACGATAGTGTTTTAGCACCTACGTTTGATATAAACTTTACAACACCGATTCAATTATTTTATAAAACAGGATTCTCAACTACTCAAACAAGTAATAATATTTACAATGTTTACCACAAAAAAGGAATAGAAGAAATCACAAACAAGGATTCTAAATTAGTTGAATTTTATGTAAAGCTAAATGAAGTAGAAATAAATAACCTATCATTTAGAAATTCATATTTTATAGACAAACAATTTTATAGGTTATATGAAGTAGACTTTGATTCAAATAGTGATGAACCTGCAAAACTTACATTCTTAAAATTAGCAGTTGCACCAGTATTCGTACCTTATAACTTGGTAACGAATGGCGGTGGTGGTGGTGAAGGTTCTGCATACGAACAATTAATAAATAGAAATGGCACTCAATACCCAAAAGGAGTTGATGTAATAGGGCAAGGTAGTGATAATAGTTTGCAAGGGTATGAACAAATAGTTAATTCAACAGGTAACTTTGTAAATGCAAACCAAGTAAACATATTAGGTGGTTCAGATAATACTATTATAAACAATGGTGGCACATACATAGGAACAAATGACTATGAAAGTGTAAGAGAAGGCGAAACAGTTATAAACAACATTGAGCAACCATTACTTGTAAGTAGAACTTTAACAGTTGCAGAATTACAGAACTTAAACACTACACCTATTACAATATTAGCAGTACAAACAGGATATTGGGTTGAGATTTACGATGCTTATATAACAGTATTCTTTGGAACTACTACACCTGCAACTGGCTATAATAGTCATAAATTACACTTACAATATAATGGCGATGGAACACACTTGTTAGAATTTGACAATGCAATAACAAGTTCAAACGTAGCTAAAAAACAAAGAGGTATAAATATAAACGATTTACCTTTTAAAGAATTAGCAGTTGAGATAGATACAGCAGGAAATTTAGGAGCAGCAGGTAACAGTCAAATGTTAATAGAATTACAATACAGATTACACCCAATAATAGCATAATGGCAAACGAGAAAATAATATTTGACACCGAAGTAAAAGTAGGCAGTTCAGTAGGTTCGGTTAAAAGTTTAAAAGCAGAATTACGAGCAGTAACAAATGAACTACAAAACCTTGAAGAAGGTAGCGAAGCATTTATTACAGCAGCTAAAAAAGCAGGTACGTTAAAAGATAGGATTGGAGATACTAAAGCAACCATTGATGCATTTAATCCTGAAAAGAAATTCCAAGCATTAGCAGGCGCAGTAGGTATAGCAGCAAATGGATTTAGTGCGATGCAAGGTGCGATGGCTTTATTTGGAAGCGAAAGCGAAGACCTGAATAAAGTAATGGCAAAAACACAAGGAGCGATTGCATTGGCTACAGGTTTGAATGGATTGCTTGGAATGGGCGATGCTTTTAAAAACTTAAAGAATGTAGCAGGTGATGCACTAAAAGGAATAAGAGCAGGAATTGGGGCAACAGGAATAGGTTTAATAGTTGTAGCAGCAGGATTACTTTATGCAAATTGGGAAGCAATATCAAAAGTAGTTAAAAATTCATTCCCTATCTTTAATGATATGGGTAAAATATTTGATAAACTTCGTGAAGTAGCTT